ACCGCATCTGTAACTGTAACTGAATTATCTCTGATTGAAACCAAACTGTCAGGATTAAATCTTAGTTCAATTTTATATCTTGTATTTTCATCGATGTTGTCCAAAACGTATAAACCTGTGTTTATGTCTGGAACTGTTGTTGAAACCAGATTTCCTGTTGCATTTTCGTAACAATATAAAGTTGGAACCCATCCTCTTGTAACTACTGATGGTGGAAGCCAAACCTTACCTGAAATTGTAAGATTTCCAAGTAATTTTACCGCGAGTTTGTTGTAATTTAAAATCGCTACATTGTCACCAATTGTTGTTCCGTCAACCTTAAACATTCTAGCCCAATTTAACGTAACAGTATCTGAAACGAAATTTGGGATTACGTTGTTTATTATATATTTGTTGTGAATTATATATCCGTTCGAAGAAACCTGTGAACCGTTAGATAAAACCAAATAGTTTCTTGCAATAGTCCAGTTTGTGTCGGACACATAAGTATAATTTCCACTTGAGTAAGATTGATATTTGTAATCTTCCCAACTTCTGTAAGAAATTTCAGGACCGTTTCCACTAACCGCAACATCAACAGTTGTTGATATGTGGGTGAAAAGTCGTTTTTTATATTGCCAATCCACTTGGAAACTTCTCACATCCGTACCAGCTGCTGGTTTGTAATACCAAGCAACATCTAACGTGTCACCTCTTCTTACAGTTTTCAATTGTTGGAAGTGACCAATTTCTGGTGTCTGTGAAAAACCTAAAAATGGGAATGACAATAATGAAAGTAATGTAAATAATTTTTTCATCATTCAAATAGATTTTTGATTAATGTCTCGCATGATTTTTTTATTACATTTGAGACGGATTGTTGATTTATTTTACCACCTTCTGCAATTATCAAAGTTGACATTGATATTTCAGATGATTTTTCAGTCACTGAAGTTTCTTTGATTTTTTTTCCGTCGGTATTCAATAACTTAGCCTTTACCCTAAGAACTGTTTCGTCGTTTTCTTTATGGATTACGGAAAAACCCGAATTGGTTTTCAAAACATCAAAGTAAATTAATTCAATTTGAATTTTCAAATCAGCTAAATTACAACTGTCAATAAGTTGTAAATCTTTTTCTTGTAGATATTCTAATAAAATGTTTTTAAAACCAAAAGTAAGGTTTCTATTTCCCATCATCTGACCGATTTGTATCTTGTTTTCTATTGAATTCAAGCAAATCTTTTTGTTTTGTCCAAATGAAAATAGGGTAGATAGCAAAAAAATTGCTAAAACGAATAATTTTTTCATTTTTGTTAGTAACTTGGTAATCTATAAATATGACTAAACTCAACTATTTATAAAAAAATTCATTATGAATTTATTAAATGATGTAGAAAGAATTAGGTTTGTTATGGGTCTTTCTGAGGGTAAAAAAAATCCTGAAGATGCTCCCTTCATGAATGTCAATTTAAAAAAAGTTGTTGATACTTTAACTTTCTTGAAATTATATAATAAAAAAATCGAGGGGTTACTTTGGAAAATTTCAAAATTATCCGAGGATAGAATTATTGATTTTGAAATGGTGGATAGGGGTTTAAGAAAAATTCTTCTGAAAAAAGGGGATAAAAAAAAGAACATTGAAGAATATTTTAAAAATATTATTATTTCCTTGAAATTCAGGGAAAGAGGGGGTTATGGTGTCGAACCAGAAAGTGAAGATTATGAATTTGAACCCGAGGAACCATCAATTTTACCCAAAAAGATATATAAAAAAGAATTATACTACTTACAAATTGAATTGGTCAAACTACAAGAGTGGTTGAGAAAAACGGGAAAAACGGTGATAATAGTCTTCGAAGGTAGAGATTCGGCGGGTAAGGGCTCAACAATAAAAAAATTTACAGAGAATTTGAATCCGAGATATTATAACGTGATTGCTTTGGGTATACCTACACCTGATGAAAGAAAAAATTGGTGGAACAGGTATAAAGATAGAATACAACCTGGTATGATAAATTTTTTTGATAGGAGTTGGTATAACAGAGGGTTGGTTGAGCCTGTCATGGGTTATGGAACCCCTGAGGAATATGAAGATTTTATGGAAAACGTTGAGGATTTCGAAAACGATTTGGTGAAGGAGGGAGATTATCTTTTCAAATTATGGTTTTCTATAGATAAAGAAACACAGAAAAGAAGATTTCAAATGAGGCAACAATCTCCATTGAAATATTGGAAATATTCTCCAAACGATGCCCAAATGCAAGATTTGTGGGACAGGTTTACAGAATTTAAAGAAAAATTATTTGATAAAACTTCAACAATAAATCACCCTTGGGTTATTATTGATTCACAAGATAAAAGAATTTCAGGTTTGAATTCTATAAGATATGTTTTGCAAAACATACCATACGAAGGTAAAAACGAAAAGGTTTTGGAGGGTGTGTATCCGGAAGTTTTAGCTGTTTTACGACCTTAGTAATCTTTATTTATCTCCCGTATTGATATCATTATCCATATATCAAAAATTATGAAAACCAATATGTTTTCAATTTCTGATATTGGTAAATTATTTTTATAATAGTTTCGTTGGAACAACCACATGAATATTTTATAAGCGCAATAAAATCTACAGAAAAGAAATAAAAATCCCACTAAATTTTTCATAACCAAAAATAAAACTATTTATATAAAAAAACAATTTTTTATGGATGAACTCAAAAACCTAATAAAAGAAAGTTTAGAAGAATATTTGGACCGGTCTTTAGTATTGAAAGAAAATACTGAAATTTCTGATTCATTGAAATATCACATTGAAAATGGATTATCACTTACAAATAACATTTTTAGAGTTTATTCAGAGGGTTATTTTAAATTAGTGAACGAAGTCAGGAGTTTATGGGAAAATGATTTGATTGAACTAAATGAGGAAGATATTTTGATGGTAGAATCCGATTTAGGAAAAAGGGTAAAAATAAATGGTGAAATAGTCTATTTGGATGCTCCTTTTATTACTGAAGAATGGACTGAAGAGGAAATTATTGAAGAAGCCAAACATAGAGGTAAAAATGTTAAATTAAATAAACCATTCAGAACACCTGGTGGTCCTAAGAAATTTGCAGTTTACGTAAAATCCAAAGGTGGTGGTGTAAAAAAAGTTACTTTTGGAGACCCAAAATTAAAAGTTAGAAATAGAAATAAAGGTGCTGCTAAATCCTTCAGAGCAAGACACAGATGTGACCAAAAAAAGGACCGAACAACCGCTGGATATTGGTCCTGTAATGTTGGTAGATATGCAAAACAATTGGGTTTAGCTTCTAAAAATGCTTGGTGATGGATGCCGATAGAATAAAAAAACATTTACAGAATTATTTAGATTCAGTTGTCACTCAGAGGGTCAAAAATGATTTACCCGAAGGGGAAGATATCAAATTCACTGTTCATGATATTTTGAAAGGAAGTTTCAACCCCCCTATAATCCACGTTTTTATAGATACCGAACCAGAATCGTTTGTATCAAAAGGTTGGGATATTCCTACCAGCAAATACAAATCTGTAGAAAGAGATGTTGAGGATTTTTTCAAATTATTATCTATAGTTAATAAGATAAAAATACATTGGAACAAAAGACCTTTTTTCAAAAAAGGAAGGACTAGAAATGATTTTTCCATTTGAACAAAATACAACTGATTCAGGTAAAATTATTAGGACATTTCATCCTGATGTTGATACAGATGAATTGAAATGGCATCAGGATTTGAAAGACCGAAAAGTCACAATAATTGAAGATGGTGGGTGGTCATTCCAAATGGACGATGATTTGCCAAACAAATTGTATGTTGCCGAACAAATATTTATTCCCAAATTTGTTTGGCATAGAGTAATAAAAGGAAATTCTAAATTAGTTGTTGAAATTGAAGAATTTGATTGATACAGAGGAAATTGGATATTTCAAATACAAGGCCCATAATTCTTTAATTGTGGATTGCATAAAAGAATTTCCAATCACGGAGGACATAAAAGAATTTCTCAAATCCGAAAATAATTTTGACATCGAAATTGTAGATGGGGAACCAAAAAAAATTTCCGGAAAATTAGTTGTTTTAATTTAAGCGATATTTGGTGTTTCATATATCGGGATATCAGTTTGGGTTGTGATATATCCTTCTATGACATCATTGTAAGACCTGTAATCTTCAGGAAGGGGTTGTTGGTTTGGTACATCTCCTTCAGTATAAGCTCGTGCAACCCTTGGAGTCGCCTCAACGATAGGTTCATCAACACGACACTTTAATTCCAAATCATGTAAACATTCCTGATGTACCTTTTCTTGTAATTCATCGCTGCAAAAATTTTTATTTGTGTCTTTTGATTGGAATATTCTTCTTACTATTGGAAACAAATATTCATCAGCGTCCACATCTAAATAATCAACTCTCGTGTCCTCAGCATTCCAGAATGATAAATCTTTATCTGAAAGTGATTTGTAACCGGCAAATTTATAACCTGTGAATTTATTTATAAAATAAACTAATATCCCTTGGCGCCAATACCTCTCGAAGTATGCCTTATCATGTTTGTAAGTTGTACACCATCTCGTTGATGCTCCATACTTCGCAGAAGATGCAAATGTGAGAGGTCTAACAATAACCCATTTATCGTCTTCGTATTCTTTTATTACTTGACCTTCTAATTCACGATTCAATTCGTTTATGCTTGCTAAAGAAACAGACATCCTTATATCATCAAGAGAATTATAAGAAGTAACGTCTTTATTCTGTAATCTTTTATTCTCCATTAAAGAAATAAATTCTCTCAAGGTCTCGAAATGACTGTTTGGATAAAAGTCCATTAGATGTCTCAGGAAATAATTCTGATTGTCACTAAAACTTTGGGTATTGATACCAAAATTCGTGAGTAGAGTTCTAAATTCCATAGTCACTTTAGGTATTTCATCTTTTGGATATTGTTCGTTGATTCTCCATTTTTTACTAAAAATTTTACAAAACAAAGGAAAATATTTGTAGGAACTTGTAGGGTCCATAGATTTGAACACATCAAACATAGTGATATTGAGTTCTGGATATTGTTTTTTCAATTCATCAAGTCGGGACATAAATTAGTTTTTTGAAAAAATAGTGAAAATAAAAATATCTGTCAAATAAAAAAGAAGGTGAATAATTCACCTTCTTTTTGCGGAAGCGGTTGGATTCGAACCAACGGACCCGTTAAGGTCTCTAGTTTTCAAGACTAGCGCGATAGACCAACTCTGCCACACTTCCTATTTGGAAACTTTGTAGCCAAAATTTACTAAAACATCCTTACAAAGTAAAATAAATTCTTCCAAAGTTAAGTCACTTTTTGCACGGTTAGCCTCTGGTCTAGCAATCCCCAAATTTTCAAAAGTACATTCGCCGCCTAGTTTTCTCGGAATTATATGGTCAAATTCGTAGGTATTGAAATTCTTTATATCAATAGGCCTACCTGTTAAATAACATTTATCTATGGTTGATAGATAATCGAGTAGTTTTTTTCTGTTGAAATCTCCCCTTCTGTTATAAGATAATTTTGTTCCTCTGTATTCTTTAAGAAATCGTTCAGTTTTGTGCAACCAAGGATTCAATTTCCTTTGTTTTTTTACACGTTCTACAGCCTTTTGTTTTTGTCCTTCCCCTAAATAATATGAAACTGTTGATTTACTACAATTTAAAGTTTTTTGAATTTGTTGATAACTATAACCTTTATTTTTTAATTCAAAAATTTGGTCTTTAATTGTCATATCAATAAATATGCGTTCGTATCACAAAAGATACGAACAATTATTTCTTTAAAATTTTATGATATTTTTTTGCTTAGGGATTCGAACCCCAGTTACCCTTACGAGTAATTCAGTTTTCAAGACTGACGCATTCGACCGCTCTGCCAAACCTCCCGGTTTCAAAACAATAGAAAATTTATAGTATTTATCAATATGTACGTGAAAATTTTAAAAAAACTTTTGAAAGGTAAATCCATTCCAATCGGTACTTATATGTATAATTTTTTGGATGTAGTACCATATGATGGTGACGAAGAAACACCCAATTTCATTTTGAATATTACTACCAAAAACCCATTTCAGTCTTATTGTAGACAAAAGATGGTAGATGATATTGAGTCTATTGTGTATAATAAAATTAGATTGATGGGTGAAGAAAAAATGGCGATTGGTATTGAATTTGAATTTAACCGAATGGACCCCATGAAAGTTTTTATTTCACAAGAAAAAAGGGAAGAATTGTTAGCAAGATTGAACAAAGAAAATAATATTTTTTCTTATAGAAATTCGCGTGAACAAGAGGTAAGTTTTGAGGTTGTATATACTCCTTCAGAGCTATTTGTAAACACAGAAAAAGGTGGGGGGGAAATTTATTTTCATTTTGATATGAATTTGAGACGTTTTGATATAGACGGTGAGCCATTTCCTGTAATTGAAAAATACGGGGATGTATTATCAGAATTTTGTTCCATGATACAAGATAAAATCATGATTGATGATGAATCTTATAATTTTCGTGTTGAAATCGAAAATATTATTTATAATACTCTTGAACCTGAGATGCAAATTAACCATCTTGAGATTTACTATGTTGCCTACGTATATGTAAATGAGATAAACGGAATTCAAAGAAAAGCAGAGGTAAGCTCAAAAATTATTAATTTCCCCGAATTTGAATAGTAAGCCTATTTTTGATTTGTCTGAGTAATTCTCTTAAAATTTCTGCAACAACTAAAACTAATCCCGAACCTATAATTCTGGAGACAACCAAATCTAAATTCTTTTCTAAATCTCCGGTTTTTAAAAAATCTATAATATCCATTATTATCGGAACTAAAAAACCGTAAGAGGTAATTTCAGATACTGAACCCAAACTTATTCTCAATGAACTAATAAAGTTTATAAATGTTTTCTTTAGTTCTAACCCTTTTGATAAAGTCTGTTTGAAAGGTTCTTCAAGATTCTGATTTTTTATTTCCTCGAAAATTCTTTCAAAGTATTTTTTGTTATCATAAAACATTGCGGCAGCACAACCAATTAAAATCAAAGCGGTCTGATTATCATCGAGTGTAAAGTTTCCTGTTTTTATGAATCCGTCCAAAGGCATCACTAATCCACCCAAAGCAGCACCCCAGGTGAGTAGTAGTTTGGTGTTTAAAGAATATTTTTTTTTAACCCGTTGAACAATATTTTTTGCAAATGAATACATTATTTTCATGTATTCTGAAAATTGTTCACTATTATTTTCTAAAACTAATGTCTTGAATTGACTTTCGGTGATTAAAAAATCCATAATAATAAATATACTCGAAGTATTTATTATGGTATGAAAGGTATAACAAACGCTCCTTTATCTGTTGGTGATAGAATAATGTGTCTATATATGGAAGGTGAAACCTCTGTAACACCTGGTACCTATGGAGAGGTGACTAAAATAACTAGAGACCCTTTTGAGCCTGATTCCGAAATTATTTCTGTGAAATGGGACAATGGGTCTTCATTATCACTACTTACACAAACTGATGCTTGGAAAAAAATTGTTGACAATCAAATCACTGAACAAAAAAATACTATTGAATCCTTCAAAAGAAACAAAGAAATATTCAAACATTTTGATTGGAGATTTTTCAGAGAGTTTTTGGTTAAAATGAGAGATTCTGGAATCGTAAATATGTTTGGTGCTGCTCCTTTAATTTATGCTGGTAAAAACCATATTGATAGATATTATGGAGAAGGTAGGGAAGATGACGAGAAATTTCAAGAATTTTTAGAAGATGCAGAAAAGGCTAGAAATATTTTTGTGTCAAACTTGGTATCATATATGAAATCAAAAAATATGGATGTGGATGATATGGATTCTGTAAATTCACGAGCTCGAGAAATAAGTAAAAAACTTTTAGATATATATATTTCTTTTAGTTAGATAAAGGTGCTTTGATTGGAGGATGTGATTGATAATTTAAAATTTCAATCTTATTTAAATCTATTTTGTCCCAAAGTATTTTATATCCCTCTTGATACTCATATTCAAAATTTAACAAAACTTCAGGTAAAGGGTAAGGTTCTCTCGTCGATTTTGGTGTTGGAGTCCAATAGGGGTTATCAAAATCTACTTTCTCATTTTCATTATATTCAAAACCGGTTTCGTAGTTGTTTGCAAACCAAGTGTGATATCTTTCTTCATAACTCAGTTCACGACCAATTTGTTGTTTTGCTTGTTCGATATGATTTGAATATAGGTGTACGTCGCCAAGGTTTCCTATTAGTTGGTCAGGTACCATATTGACCTCTTTCGCAAGAAATGTGAGAAGTAAACCATATGAAGCTATATTGAAAGGTAAACCAAGGAATGTATCGACAGAGCGTTGATTCCACATCAGAGAAATTGCTCTAGTTGGAATTTCACAATCATTCATTATTTTAATGTTCAAATCTTTTATATATGAATTTGTTTCAGTTCTAAAATTCTTAGTATTGGGTTTAAATATATCGCATCTTTCTTCATAACTCAGCTCTCTAGTATAAACTTGAAATCCATAATGACAAGGTGGAAGAACCATTCGGTTTAATTCACCTACATTCCAAGCATTAACCATTAATCGTCTTGAGTCTGGATTTGTTTTAAGGTCGTTGATTAGGTTTGCGATTTGGTCTATTGAATTATTTTGGTATGTTACTTTAACATCATATTTACTATAATCGCCACCATCATGAATTAAGTCCATAACTTTAACTTTGTCAGAACTTTTTACATTTTCTAAATCATAATTTATTACGTTTTTTTTACCCCAACTTCTCCATTGCTTTCCATACAGGGGACCGAGTTCACCCCACTTCTTAGCAAACTCATCATCTGTTTTTATTTCATTAATGAATTCTTCTTTAGTATAACCGTTATTTCCTTTATTTTTTCTAGCTTCTTCTCGTTCCTTTCCCGGTTCAACCCAATTTTCAATGTAGTCATCGCTATTCATTACAGTGTGATATCTCTTATACGCATCACCATTCCAAATATGACAGTCATTATCAACAAGATATTTGATATTGGTATCCCCTTTTAAAAACCATAGTAATTCAATTACAATAGATTTCCATGCCATCTTCTTAGTGGTAAGAAGCGGGAATCCCTCTTTCATGTTATGTCTAATGGTGTAACCAAAGATAGATTTTGTACCAGTACCGGTCCTATCGGTCTTTTCTACACCATAATCAATAATATCTTGTAAAAGTCTTTGATATTGTTTGTCTAAATTGTTCATTTACGTACGTTTAAACCTGCATGTAGTTTAGCG